TTCCATAGAGATGCAGTCAGAAGCGGACTCGAGGTCAATGGTACAGTAGCTACCGTCTATCGAACCGAGGCGCGCAAGCCCTGCGTTGAGCAGAGGCTGTGTGCTGATGTCGATGTGAAAGTAACTCCTGATCCGTTCCTCTAATACCCGCTGGACTCCTTTCTGGAAAAACATACCCAGAGAAGGTTCCTTCTTTACAAGCCGCGAGATTTTCGCGGTTTTAGGGACGGCTGAAATCTTCTCAGGTCCGGATACGCAGGGATTCCCATGCCTCAGAGTTCGCGCGATCTCGCAATCGAGCCTGAGTTCGGAAGCCCTTACCCACTGGTCAAAAAAACCTATTACCAGCGGATTTGGAGCATACAGACAACTATCCCCAACTTTCGTTAGGAAAGAGCAGTCTTCCGCCCCTGTCGCGGCCCCTGGTCCGAAGTCGGCATATCTCTCGATAGCCGCCTGTGTTATCAGCGGGTAGCCCTCAGGATTGAAAAACTCCCAAAGACACTTTTTAAACTCGCCAAGCACAACTTCGTCGTAAGGACCCAACGCCGTCGTATCTTCGCTGTCCCATTGCTGTACATGCTGTATCATGTCGCGAAACTTTGCGAATGCAGCCCTGTCAGCAGCCCCCTGATCTATTTCGTCCTGGAATTTCTTCCCGACGGATCTGAGGAGTTGGGCGGAAGCAACGGTGGCCACATCGGCTCCTGGTTTCCAACCGACCACGTCGACACCATCTGGTGAATATTCGACATGGTTGAGGCTATTGCCCAGATTCCGATGCATATCGTACCGGAGGTAATCACAAAGAACAGAGATAAAACCCATAGTCGCCATCCTCGTAACAGAGAGATTTTGTGACTTCCAATCGGCCGAAGCCGACCCTTTCTACCTTCTTTTAACCCAGCGCGTCCGGAGGGACGAGGCGAGTCCATTTTACAGAACACCAGTCAGTATGGTATCAGTTAGGCCCTGAACAGCGGCCCACAGCATACCATTGTGACACGACATAGCCGCCTTTACGGAGACTGCATCGTAGGTGTCGGCACCTGCCGGAATCGAGATCGACGTACGAATAAGCACGACCTGCGCTGGCTGATTGGCCAACACATTGACCGACTTACGCGTCAAAATCTCGAAGTTGTTGCGTGGAAACGCGCGGATTATGCCCGAAGGATTGGGCTGGCCCAACGATTTAAACGTCCCAGGAAGGAACATCGTTAGGGTGAATGGGGCTCCAATGGAATGGACAACGACCCCGGTCTGGGTTCCTCCTAAGGCCGACACAGCGTATTGCCGAGATCGAGCGTTAGGTGGGGTATCCGCGACCGTAGTATATGTTGGCGACGTGAGTCCCGAAATAGCAGCGCCGGTAATCGGCGACGAAGGAGCGAAAGCCAAGGTATTCACCTTAAGGATTGAGTTGAGGACCCTTGATATAATCTCAGGTGGAATGGATTCCTAAGTCCGCACGTTTTGCATTGCAAGCGCGAACATAGTTGCCCACTGGAAACCCAAAGGAGGGAGTTCCAGTACCAGCGTTGGTAGCCGGAGTTGTGGTTCCCATCGGTCGTAGTTTTTCACAGATATGATCTGCGAAGCACCCGTGCCTCCGGACCAGTAATCCAGACCAGCCTTCTTCAAAAGCTCGATATTGAGCCTTCGCTTGGACTCTTTCGATGCGGTAGATTCCTGACCAACAGATGTCCATCGCCAATCGGCGGTTAGGCCATGTATGCTGTTCAGTATATCGCCGATGTTTGAAAAGTAATCAGCGAGAAAAGAGCCGGGGATAAGTTCCCAAATCGTCGGAACAAACTCAGCCAAAGTAAAACCGCTGAGCCGTGCGATCTCGTCTGCACGCATAAGGTCCACATCGTTAATCTTGTGGGCGGCGACCCCCTTAAACCGAACGACGGTTGATCTCGTCGTGATCGAATCTTGGAGGTAATAAGTACGATTACCCATTAGACCACTACTGGTCTCAGCCGAACCTGGTGCACTTGACGTGCCCTTGCCGAACGCGCGGTAATACTTATATTCGTTCTCAAACGACTTATAAGCAAGAGCCGCGTCACGGATATCACCTAATAAGGGTTGCAACCCGAGGGCATATTCTAACCACATCCCAGCGACTCCTTTAATCGCTAGCTTAGCCCCATGTCTTCTCTGGTGGCGACGGGCACGTTTTAAGTATGTGCTGATACCGTTGCGCAGAGCTGATGCTGGGGACTTGAGCATCTTCAGGGTCTCCCGAAGTTCGCCAAGGAAAACCATACCCTTGAAGGGGGATACGGCGTCTCCGGCTTCCTTAAGGAAATTGCCTAAGGCGATCTCATACGCCTTGGAACTTAGTACGACACCAGGTAGTTGCTCAGGTAGGTATCCTGAAACTACTTCCTTTCCACCCCAAGTCGGGTTAGTGAATCCGACAGTGGAGCTAAAGGATCCTGGTTGTATTGAGACGATCCCAGTTCTGGAATAAGATGACGTTGCGTCTTGAACGCGCGCTATCTTCCCACGGTAATCCGGCACGCCGGAACCTGACTGAACTTCGGCCCAATAGATGGCCGAGCTCACTAACTGAGATGTCCTCGCGGAACCATTGTTCGGGATCCACGTGGATCTCTGAAATCCG